ACCAATCTTCTCAGCACCACCAATCACGTCGACTGCAAGCCCGGTGACAAAATCTGAGTACGCAACATCAGCCATAACTAGGCACCTCTCCAGCGTCCACTTGCCGTAGACTCCATTGAAACTGTCTCGAATGCCCATTTTGCTGTGCTCTGAAGCCACAGACAAGCCCAGACGGCCCGCACGCGAGGATAGGACATTACAGCGCGACCACTAGACCAAGTGCCCTCAGAGGCAACGTATGAGCTATAGCTGCTGCCAGATTGAAAAGCTTCGATCGCAAGTTTAGCGTTTTCCGCGGCCTCTTCGGCAGTGTTTCCGGTCACAACTCTCCAGTTTACCGTACCGCCACCGTTGGCCATGCTGGCATGCAAATTCAGAATGCGCCCAAACTCATTCGGGCCGGCAGCTCTCATTGGACCGATTGCAACATGGCTTTCGATGTTCGATCCGTCATCGTCGTTTCCGGATGTCTTTCGGATGAAACCATCACTCCCAGCCAAAAGCAAATCTCCTGCATGCCGACATGTCACCAAGGGAGAATGAGAGTCCTGAAGCCTGACCGGCCAGAAAGACTGGCTATCCACTTCATACACCCAATGTGTATCGGAACCGCCTGACGTCCGAAGATAAACGTGAACCGCCTTGCGATCCTCATCCCAGTCCAAATTGACGGTTTTCGTTGAAGTGTCTACATGCCTCAACTCATCTGGTATCGAATCGGTCATCAATCCTAGACCGGAACCGTCAACATTCACTTTGTAGATTCCGTCTTCGGCTAGGAACATCAGCATATTGCTGAACTTAACCCATGCCCTGCTCGATATTATTCCGACCTCATCTGAAATCTGCCGAAGGGACCCGCCTGCTGCTGGGTCTCCCTGGATCAACCACAGTGAACGTCGACTTGCTGCAATCAAATACTGATCCATGCAAGACGCCAACGCCGTCGGCGGCTCGCCAACTTCGGAGCTGTGAGACAACTGAATCGCCATCGCTCTACGGGAGTCTTCGAAGTGATCTCCGAAGTTCCAGTTCGTGAAGTCTCCCATTCGGCTAGCGTAGATGGCATTGTCTTGCCCGCTGAGAAACAGTCGATCCCTGTAAACAGCACCAAACGTACAGCTCAGTGGAATCGAACCGCTCGAAGCAACCAGCGAGTCAGTCTTTCCAGTCTTTGGCTCCATCTTCACAACGCCGCTGGTGTTTATGGCAAACACATGCTGCTGGCCGCAGACAAGAAACCCGGAACTCGGAGCTGTACCAGAGCTAACCGTTATCTTGTTCGTGGATGCGTCTGTGAGCGTATCTCCAGACTCATTCGTTAGGTATGCCACTGGGGATGAAACAGTGGCTCCGTCAAGAGTTTTGATTGCTGAATCCACCAGGACAAACAGAATTGGCCGAGCATTACCAGACGCGTCGGATACGTCGATCGAAACCATATCCGATATGGTTGAGCCGAAGTCATCCGCGACAACCTTCGTGAGCCCTGGACGGCTACCGCCACGAAGCCTTCGCTGTAATGCGTCCTCGCTGCGAACGTTTGCACCCCAGGCCGCAGGGAAAAGCCCACGACTATCCGTTTCCTTAGAATAGTTTCCGCGTCTTCGGACACCCAGCAGAGGGAACTGTAGATTCTTGATCATCACTCCCCTCTATCCTCTAGCAGTATTCTTCAATTAAAGAATTCAAACGCTGAACGTCCGGCTTGCCAACGATCTCGCAATCGAACTGTCTATCCGAAAAGTCGAAATCAGACCAAATGGCATGCGGTATCTCGTTCTTTCTCAAGTAATCCAAGGCACCACAACTTTCAGCATTATCGCCATCAGAAAGAACCCAATCAATCAACACAAGAGAAACATTCGCCAGATGCAAAACTGCCTGCATCCAATTTTGGACAACAACAAAGTTGGCTCCATGTTTTTCAGCCAAATGCGAAATCATAGATACCTGTGTTGGTGAGTCCTCAATCACAAGAAGCATGACTGGATCTTTCGTCCTATCCCTGCTCCCCAATAATCTTGAGCAGAACGCTGATGAATTCGTCTCTAGTTCGCTTATGAGCGCATTCCAGTTCCTCACGTTCCTTGCGGTGGTCAGCATGGATTTCGTCTTCCCTTGCTCGGTGTATTTTCCACATTGTCACAATCGCCCCAGCAAGGACAACTATAACACCAGAAAGAACGTAAACCGCCTTGAGCAGGGCATTTTCCAGATTCATCGAAAAAACTATGTCCACTTTCGAAGAGCATACTCGATTAACCTTATGAACGGTTGTTCGATCAACCAATTTGCCGTTCACATCCCGGCAGAGTGTTGCTGCACTTTGTCGGGTTTTTATCAAGATGCGGCTTCTAGACCGGCTGTGGTACCATTGGCGGCGATCGTAAAGGCTCGCCAGTCAGTCGTTGAATTGCAGATGCAGATTACCATCTGGTTCGCAGCGATAGCTGACTCGGCATTCGCTCCCGTACCACCGTTAATACCAACAGTCGCAGGGTCATTCGTCCGAAGCTCTCCACCCGTTGTCTTTCCGGCAATGACCACAACCATGCCTGGACGGGGAGAAGGCAGGGTGATGATGTGGTTAGCGTCACCATCCCAGTTAACATCGGCAAACTGAACAAGCCTGTTGTCTCCAAGAACTGCATCGCCACTGCCATCGTCATTAGCAACCGGAGACACTTTTCCGGGACCATCAACAAACGCACGCAGCAAATCATTCAAAACACGGTGACCAGACATGATGTCTCCTTGTGCTGGGGACGCCTCCGCCCCGGTTGGTAATCAAAGGGAAAATTCCCAAAATTTGGACTCAGCCCTTTCGGACCAGTCGTTCCATGAACTGTTGACTGTATCGTCAGCAGAACGTTAGTTGGTGCTGCCTTGTAACCGCCAGAAACACGGTCAACAACGTGGCGAACACCCTCTTCAGCAGCCAAGGTTATGACTGCCGCAGTGTTAGCTGCTGGTTCATGAGCCTTGGCTACAAATGCCGCGTCTCGATTTATAAGGCCACGCATGGCAGCTCCTAGAATGGTGAACCAGTCAGGTAAATGAGCTTTATCGAGCCATTCTTGTTGGCGCCGCCTTGAGCAACAGCCACCTTGACTCTCTCGCTAATAATAGGAACCATCTCGCTTCCTGATGACGCCTCCGAGGCATCCGCAATCTCATTGCTCTTGGCTCTCGGGTAATATGCCACTTTGGAAGTGCCTGCATTTGTTACGGACAAAACATCGAACTCATTTGTCTCGGTGGTGATCGTCAGGTCCGATCCGGTAAGTAACGACCCAGGATCATACATCAAAGCGTAGACAAGTCCTCTTATCGAGCTACCCAGATAGACTTCAGCGTTTCCGGATGCGTCCGTCTCAATGTCAACGCTAGTAATTTGCCAGATCACAAGACTTCCCCTGCAAGAGTTATTTCCCCAATCCTGTTAGCACGCCAATCCTCATAGCTAGTCGGTCTACTTTCCCCAGCAGGCATGTCAGGGCCAAGACTGGTCGGAGACGTCCTCAGCCTATCGACCTCGACGGCACTTGCAAGCAACTGAGGCAGCCGATTACTATGCAATCCAATCTTGTCACCGAAATTCATCTCAGCAGCAGCAAGACATGCCGTGAGAATAACATTTGACAATGCCTCTGATCCAACTGGATTATTGTTAACCGCCGTGATCATTGTTGGCCTAAGAATCATCGGACATCGAAGCGTGTAAGCCTTGTCTGGCGTCGGATACATCGCGATCGTTTTTCGCGAACCCACCGTAGGATCGAATTTCAGCGTCCGAATCGAGTAAACAACTGGCCGATCGAAACAAGGATCACTCTGCTCATTGCGACGAATGACTGTGTCATGAAGCTGGATCACTGGATCACACAGCTCTTCGCCATGAATGAAGTTCAAGTCCGAATCACCAGAAACTGCATCGAATGCATCAGGTACGGCAACCTCAGGGCGACCAAGCTTGAATGAAGAAGCAGTCGCCAAAGTCACACTGGTGTCGTTGAGCGTTATTGACGTGTCTCCACCTCGACTAGCCACTGTGTAGTATTTGCTATTCGTATTTAATACGCCTTCCGCCGCCCAAGAAGGGAATGTTCCGCCAACAAGCGTAACGACTCCAGCAGCAATCGTGACCGTGCCAGTTGCGTAGGGAGCAGTCGTTACGATCTCTTGAACTGGTCTGAAGAAGGACCACTCATGGGAATCGTACACTTCCCGCAAGCCATCCTTCATGCACTGCTCGATATCTGACGTCTCATCAACACTGAAGCTGGTCCGTTTCCCGAACAGATAATGGCCGATTCGTTCAAGCAATGTTTGATACGTGGATATCATCAATATGCCAAATATAAAGAAAGGGCCGCTCCAGGCACTTGGACAGGCGATGGAATACCATGCCTGGAACGGCTCCTGATTGAACTATGCTGGACCTTCCAGCTCTTGCACGCAGCCCCACCAGTCAAGCTTGACGTTGAGTGCGGTATCTCCAGCAGCATCCTTCACGCCGATGATCGGAGCCAAGAATACATCATCCGGAAACGTTGACGCGTCAATTTCAGCGCGAGTCAACCGAGATGGAGTAATCATTCCGCCCGGCAAGACGTTATTGACGTAGAACTCTAACTTCTTCGGGTGAGCACGATATCGGAAACCGACCTTAAAGTAGGCATCGGCAACCATCGTGTGCAAAGCGTCCAGCTTCGACTTCGTACCACCGTCTTGATAGGTCTGGCCATCAGCCTTGTAAGCTGCATCCAGGCTGGCACCTTCCGCGTTCAAACTGACAAAGCCGATGAAGTTCTTGTCAGCAAGTGCTTGAGTGCTGTCGACAAACAGACCGTCAGCAGCGCCCATTGACGTTTCGCCCAGGCCACAAGCAAGTGAGTACTTGCCGGCTGTAATCTGAGAAACACTAAACCGGGCCTCGAAGACTAGGTCTCGGTCCGCAAGCTTGAACGGCGCACCAAGGCCGCGACCCCACTGCAATACAGCTTCGTCGTTTTCAGCGTTTCCATCCAAGGCTAGTTGCACCAAGCCCTTTTCATTTGCCGTATCAGCAATTTGCTCGATCGTACATCCAGTTCCTTCGAGAATCCGATATGGACCTTCGAGAGTGGATGCTTGGAAAGAGTGGAAGTTGTCGAAAAATCCAAAGGCGGCATTTCCGGCATGCTCAATGCAATAGGCTCCGTCTGGACCAAGGGCAAGAGGCGGCGTAATTCCTCTCCATAACTCAGATGATGGCAAGTAAGGCTGTGTCAGTTCCGACCAAGTAATCATATCGATCTCCTTGAAGGTTTTGGGTTAGCTCAGCGAAGAGTGAGCGTAGTCCCTGTGAAATGGGCGGGCCAACCCTTTGACGAGGAGTCAGCCCGCCGGTCAGGCATGGTTTAGGTAGTTTCAGTGACAGCCGCAGTTGAATAACCACGGAAGTTGGCACGTCGATTGAAGCATACCAACTGTGCTGAGTCGTCCATAGGACGAACCCTTACGTTGCTCATTTCCTTGTGTTGGAACGCCGGACGCTTACGCATAGTACGCCCCTTGGCATGGTAGCAACGGAACGTCGACCAGTTAATACCAATAATAACGCCGTCAGTACGAACATTCTCGGATGCCGAATTAGTCCAAGCAGGCACCCAATCAACGGCAACCCCACGGACGTGCACTTTACCAGAGTGCTTGGCAACATCATCACCGATATCGTCGTTTGAAATCTGAAGCAGCCGACGCAGCGCGGCAACTCGGCTGTGCGTTGTCAGCAAATCCCAGTCGCTTCGATGTTGAGAAACGATGTCAGGTCGCTCAACCGGTGGCTCGAACTGACACAAGTCCATCGAGTTGACAACTTTTTCTACGAAGTCATCTCGACTGACATCCGTGTACGGAAAAGTTCGATTCCGCCACTGCTCATAATCGGCGGTCTTGATGCCACCAATTCCGTTGTCAGTCCAACCAATCGGTGAATGGCCATTGAAGCCTTCAGCCGCGTTGTTGTCAGTGACACCGTCTTGCGTGGCCGTAATCCACCACAGCAACGAAACAGGAGGGAACGGCTTCTGCGTTGGTCCAGATGGACCTTCGCCGAAGATCAAATCTTCCATTCCGGTGTAGAACGATGTCTCAAGGTCAGTTTCCAAATCTTTGATGTAATCGTAGATTTGGTCGCCACCCTGCCGGAAAATTTCTTCGTCGATGTCGTAGTGGTAGTTGTTAGTCGTGAGGCCCCACTTCAATTCGGCCTCTTCCAAGACTTTAGTACGGTCGCTTCGGTCGCGATGGTAGAGACTGACAACCTGGAAGTTGTTGTTCGTCTTGGTCTTCAGCTTCCATTTGCACTGGGAAGTTGACATCGTGTCTTTCTGGATATTCCCAGTAAATAGACGCGAGGCGTACTTGTATTGCTGAAGCGGAAGTGAAATATCTTGAGCCGCACGACGATCTTCGCCAGCGAACTTCTGATGAATTGAATTTACAAAATCCTCAATTTGCTCAATGCCGAGTGCCATTTCGCAACTCCTTATGTTTGCCCGTCAAGCTCCCTGTAGAGACGTTCGAAGTGATCACGATCGCTTTCTCTAGTCTCGGTTGCCCGAGTCTGCGAGCCGCCCATCCTTCGATTCGACTGCTTTGTGATCTTGCGGGTTCTTTCCTTGTGTTTTTGTTTGTCAAACTCATCAGGAAACGCCGCTGGGGCAACTCTCCGGACTAAGTTTGACAACTTAACATTCCTGCCGTTCTGCTGCTCTAAAACTTTCTGTAGAGCAGTAGCCAGCTCCATAACTTCTTCTCGACGCTGCATTTGAACTTGGCTTTCATTGCCGGTCGTCCCGAAGAACTTAGACATTTCAAGCTTGTCAATTTCATCGTCAAATCGACCTTCCTCAGCCTCCCGACTCGCAGAACTGAATTGCTCCTCCGCCAGCTGGACACGTTGCTCCAACGCGCTTAATTTGGATTCGTAGTGGTCACGCATTCGCGTGAAATGGTCTACGATCTCCTCCGGAAACTCTTCAGCATCAAGTTCGATATTAAAGTCCGAAGCAATTTCGGCCTTATCCTCTGAACTTGCCTCTTCGTTCTTGCCTCTCACATTAACAGCCCGCAGAGCTCGCTTCTGGATTATGGCAAGATGTCGTTCTAACTGGTCGCGATCATCGAATTCAGAGAGATCTTCCTCATCCAAACCATAATCACTTGCTTGAGATTTCAATTCATCATCAAGCCATTCTTCATCGGAATCACCTGAGTCTTCTTCATTCAGGCCATCCCCACCAGCGGCATCATCGTCGCTAGTATCATCTGAAGTCAACTCCGAATCTTCATTCAAGGAGTCATCTTCATTAGTTTCGTTTTGATCTGCTTCGAAAAGCTGGTCAGCAACTTCTTCTAGCTCTTCGGTTGTTGTCTGCTCATTTAATTCCACGTCTAGTCTCCATAGCCTGCCTGATTATCAACAAATCCTCTACGATTGAGGAACTCTTTTCTTGCTCGTCTGCTTGTGAACCGAAGCTTTCCAGACGGGAGGACGGCAGCACCCTGAATGTTATGCCTCTTAATCATTTCCCGAGCCTCGCCTACCTGAGACTTCATGACTCCGCATCCTTCTGATAGCAGCGGATCGTGCTCGGTGTAGGTGTTAGGCACCATCGGCGGGACTTCCAGCCAATTCGACTTACGCCCCTTCTGGAAATCTTCCCGAGAAACAACCTTACCATTCCGTCGATAAATCACGCGGGACTCCTGCCCATTGCTGCTGCCATCTGGCTATTTGTTTGCGATCCGCCACCCATCATAGACTGAACCAACGCAGCGGTACGGGCCTGCTGAGTTCCGCCAGTCGGAATGTTTCTTCGAATTGTTTCGTTTCGAGTGACCGGCGACTGACGGATTGTATTCTGATCTCCACCCAGCGGCGCGGATCGATCGGTGAATGTAATAAAACGCCTAAACTCAGGACGATTCTTAAGCCTTGCAATCTCATCCACAATCGCCCTGGCGTCCAACGTGGCGCCTGATGCCTGCATCATCGGCCAAAGTGGGGCAAGTTGGTCTAATGTCTTGAACAGCTCTTGAAGCTTCTGCTCAGGCGTCTTGAAAGACATCGAGTAGGGCTCAACCCGAAATCCATAGTCCTCAAATTCTCCAACTCGGTTGCCTGGTTCCCAATTCATTGAAACCTCGATCCCAGAGTCGCCAACCGGCGTAGATGACTGCAACTCTAGGACCTCATCTTCCCACATCAAACGACCTACTTTTAGGCAAACGTTCGATGCAAATCCAACAACCTGCATTCTCATGTCAGCTACGTTTTTAGAAAGCTGACCCATTATCAACTCTTCCTGGCCAACCGTGCCGGACTGAGCCCCAAGACCGCCCATAGCTTGAAGGTTTCCGGCCATTCGATCATAGGTCTGCTCAACGAACGAAGCCAGAGCCATGTCTCCCTGATCGATTCCGCCAACTTCCACTTGAGTTATTGACTTCGGATCAGCCATTCGGTGCCACGAATTACGCTCAGCGTGCTGTATTTTAGAGGCATCGTCTTGACCACCCGGCGGGTAAACGTTGACCTTCCTGTGAGCATCCGAGTCCGATTCCATACGTCGATGCAACCGGTTCTGGAAGTCGTGAAGCCCCTTCAGATTAACCCCTGGGCTAGTCGGAATGACATTGTCTGGAGTGTCTCCAAGCGAAAGGAAGTCATACGGACCAGTTTGACCGCCAGTCCACTCTCGCTCAATAAGAGGCTCAATGTTTTGGTCGCAAGCCATCGTGACGACGCAATTGTTTTCAGCGATCCAGATATCCTGCAACCAAACCATGTCTTTTAGGTCATCATCCTGAGAATTCCCGTGATAGCCAGACATGTCGCGGGCTGGATTGCCTTTCTCTCTTCCGCTCTTGGATTCGGGGGTAAGTTTATCTCGGACCTTCTTCGAGTATCCGCCCTCATCCATGACCTTCTCGTAGTCTGCGCGATAACGATGTCCGCAGTACCTCATCTTGGAAAGCTCTTTAGCGGACATGTCCAAAATTAAGTCATCGACAGAAACCCGGTTCACCCAAGGCTCACCAGGGTCGATATAGATGTCCTCTTCGCCCTGAAGGATTCCGTGATACTCCGTGTCAGTGTCACGCATCATCGTCACACTGCAACCAATGCAGAAGAACGCATCGAGCACGATCGAACGAAACGTCCTGTCAAGATTCATATCAACCAGAAGCTTGTTAAGATTAACGTCGAATCGTTTTGCAAACGGAGAATATTCATAAACCGGAGTGGTCACCAGTACTTGAGGAGTATTTGCTGCCAAGGACACCGTGTAGATTTTGGCTGTCTGATTAATCAGATTGACCAGCGTCTTGGATTCAGCGCCATCCTCGTTCCACCACGACCCAACGTAGTCCTGTATGAGCCTTTTTCGAACTCGACGAAAAGGTAGCAATGACTGCCGTGAATTCTTGATAGACTTCAGGAGCCGATCCCGCTTCTCTTTGTTCGAAAGATCAATCATTTGCCAGGTTTCTGTTTGCTAGCTTCAGACTGAGACAGCAAAGCCGAATTCAACTGCTGTACCTGCATCAGATTAAGAGCGGCCTGAGAAAACTGCAATGCCTCTTCAGGTTTCGAGTTAGCACGAATCAACTGAAGGCAGTTCTTAAGTGCGGTTTCTATTTCCTTTTCCATCTCAACTCCTTAGTAAATCTCGAATTGAATATTCCGGGCTTCCGACTTTGTTATAAATCATTTCCTGCTGCTCTCTCCATTTGAAACTGCCGTACTCGGCTGTTTCAGGCTCTAGATCGATGTCGATCGATTTGTGTTTTAGCTTATCTTGTGAATAAATCCAATAAGCACCAGCAGCAGCAATACAACGATCGCCGTGGTTCTTGTCCTTCGCACCATGGTTTTGAGTTGGAGCATGAATGATCTTTCCTTTATCCCACTCGTACTCTCCGCACTCCTTGATCAGCTCGAAGGAACGAGGCGTGTATCTTCCATCTTGCATTCCAAGTGTGAAATTATCAAACATCTCGGCTTTGTCAGCGTCCCTACAAGGCCAACCGGGCTTGTTTGACTTACGTTCCTGACCAAGTGCTGAAACCTCTCGGTAGTAAACGTTTCCGTAATACCTGACTTCCATAACTTGCTTTGCGAAGCTTCCGGACATCCCAGAATCTTCCCACGCAAGAAGTGCCCGACGCATCCAAATTGCAAGACCAACCGTCATGTCAGCAAAGTTGACAGGAACCATCCCCTTGACGGTGTACTCCAGAACTTGCTCTCCAGTTCGATCGTCAATTCCAGAAGTAACCGAGTTACTAGCGTAGGCAGACTCTCCACCAAGGGCAATATCGCTCCCGAGCGTAAACGGCCCCATCGGCGGCATGTTTCCCGGTCCAGGATCAAACCATAGAGCCAACGGGCCATCATCCTGCTTAATGAGCCCAATCAGATCAAGTGTCTCTTTGTCGAACACAGGCTTCCCAACCCACACTGGTGGCTTAGCGTGCTTCTCCTTCATCTCCTCTAGGAAATGCGACTGAAATACTTTACCAACAGCTCCGCGGGGATTTCTGTCGAGCTGAGAGGCAATCAACTGCGGCCGCGCCGTTTTCCTCAAACAACGCATGTCGTACCAAGGACTTCGGATGCAGTCCTCAAACTTAAAGCCTTTCCTCTCAAGGTTCTTCTTTAACTCCGGCTTGCTGGAGATGTATTCATCTACCGCTGCCTCTTCTTCTTCCTTGACGGCCTTGGCCTTGCCATCCTTGACGATGTATTTGTTCTTGCCGTGAACCGGGTGATCTTTCCAGTCCAGTATTAGATGCATGCCGCCTTCACCACCACCAGCTTCGCACGCCTCGTGAAACACACCCTGGTCGATGTAACGAGCGGAAACGAGGCGCAGACAGTTGGTCACATCGTGTAGAGACTCCATTACGTCCTCGTCTTTGCCCCCAGCAACGAAGTCCTTGGCACCTGCTTCATCCATCGTAAAGACCGTCGCACGGCCACCAGCGGCCACGTCTTGGCCAGCAGCGAAGCCTACCAGAGTCGAACCATTGTCCTTGTTGATGAATGTGTGCTGGTTCAGCGATCGTTCGTATTCCGGAACCATCCACACGGGAAGCATGTCTAAAGCAAACTGAATCTTCCAAAGCACGGTATTGGCGTCGGTCTTGGAGTCGACTAGCTTTTCATTACGAGTCACGTAGCCGGCAAGAAACATCTTGTCTCGAAGCCAACGGCGAAGATCAACCCAAAGGTAGCCGAACGTGCCGCCCTGTGCGCGGGACTTATCAACGAGAACGTCCAGAGTCTCTTCGTTGTCCTGAGCAATATCTATCGCTTCATCGATACTCAGGAAAACATATTCTTGATGAGGCCATGGTATGAACGGAACAACTTTATGCTTCGCACGCGGATCGTAAGCCCAGCAGTTGTGAACCAGCAGGGGCCTATCATCGGCATCAAGTACGGTGAAGCACTGGCGAGTGCCGCAATTCAACAAGTCGTAGACTTCCGTGTAGAGTGCGACGGAAGAAGAAGCTCCTGCGGGGAATAACCCGCTCTCAGCCTGTATCCCGCAGACTGAGCTGTTATGCCTGCCTCTTCTGCTATCTGAGCTATACTCATTAGACCCTTTGCAGTCTGAAACAGCTTCACGCGCCGTTTCCTCTGATTCGAGTTCTGCTGAGAACGAGTTGCCCAACGACAATTGTCGGGTGAATACCCTTGATCGTTGTCTATCCTGTCCAGACTTCTGTTTTCTGGAGGATCGCCCATGTCTTCGTAAAAGTTCTCGAACTTGAACCAGCTTTCGCAGACTGTTATTCCTCGACCACCATAATCGTCCCAGGCTTGGTTGTTCGGATTGGTGCATCGCTGGAGCATCCCGTTCCAAGTATTGAAAGCCCTCGTCCCGGTTTTCCCGTGCGTAACCTTGGATTCGTTCGACTTGCAACCGCAGCTCGTGCTCTTCCCCAGTCTCAGGTTGTCTCCAGCAACCGTCCTCTGCTTTCCGCACTTGCACTGGCACAACCAAGCTGCCCTCGTAGTGTTTCGGTAACTCCCATCTCTCCGAATAACCGTTAGGTAGCCGAACGTCTTCCCGGTCATGTCTTTCACTTGCGATTTTCCAGCCATTTTTCGTCCAAATCTTATGGTCAGGAGTAACGTTGATTTGGTATGCGAATATACTGGCCCTACGACCCTTGTGCAATACCCCTTCGTGAGAGACCCATTCAGCGCCGTCCCAGACACGATCATCCACTTCAACATCTTCGATTGGGACTGGTCCTCTGTCAGTTACGACGCGAGTCCCCTTTCCGATGCAGGCGAACCCCATAAAAAAGAGAAGGTCTTCTTCGCACGCCTGAATAAGACATTCCCGAAATTCAATGTCCTCAATCGCGCGTTCTCGGCAAGCAATACGCCACTTGAGGTTTTCGATGACGTCCCGAGGAACCAGATCGTAGTAGGGACTACCCTTCCCAGGCATGCTTGAACTCCGATTGTTCTTGGATTAAATCCGAAAAGCCGACGCGGTGACGCCCGGAAGATTCTCAAGCGGCTGTCAGATTCCGATTCTGGCTGGCAATCCGTAATCTCGTTTCCCGGCACAACAGGCAAGGGCTACCGCATCATTTAGACGCCCACCATTCCCCACCTTTGCCCACCCTTGCGCCCACGAAAGCCCACCCCGACCGCTCATAGACTTCGCACAGTGACATGAGGCTCCACCGCAGCGAGCCATGTCTGCCATTGAATCTGAACTGTTGGGTCAAGGTACACCACACCATCCGAATCATCGCACCTCTCAAGGAGACGATTGATTTCATCTTCATCACAGCAGCCAGATGCCTCACTGGCAATCCACTGCTCAAACCTACGTTGACGATCTTGCATTTAATTTAATATTCCTAGCTAGCTAACTGCCAGTCAACATCCTTATTTTGGTCACCTTCGAAACAACGGACGCTTGAAAATACCCAACAGAGACTTACGCCTATTTATGGCCGGTGAATTAACATTCTCAGTCTTTTTAGTTCTTTCGTGGTCCTGGTCATGCAGATAGTACAACTGATGTCTTGTCAATAGTGATAGTTTGACTCTATCGAAACCTTTGTGCCCACTGACCAAATGATCTATCAGGTACTTCTTATCAACACTTCCATACCCATTAATTGTCCAGCGGTTCTTGTAATCCTTAACCTTCCGCGCCTCAGAATATTTGTCGCGGTCACTGGGAATAAGAGAGAATCTGACAGATTTCTTGGTTCCGATTAGGTTAAACTCCGCAGCCTTTGCCACGGAAGCGGCCAACAGAAACGCGATCACTACTCTTCGCTTCATATCAAGCCTCCTATTACGTCTGTTGACTTCTCCGGATCAACAATGTCGTAGGTCTTACCGTTGAAAACAAAGCTGCCTACCTTCTGCCCGCCAGACGGTCCAGGTGTCTCGGGTTCTCCGTATCTTTCTTGAAGCTCTTGGATTTCCCATGTCTGAGGAGACGTGAACCGACCGGTGACCGTTGGATGCATTATCGAGTTCTGATCGTCGGAATGACCTAGTCCGCAAGCGTGAAGCAGTTCGTGAACCATCACTTCCAACAGCAGAGCGTAGGACCAGTTCTTCGATCGATTGTATTGTTGCTCCATGCGATCGGAACAGTTCCCATTGGGAAGGTAGCTCCAGGCCAGAGTACCTCTTCCCATTGAGCCTACATCGGCGTAAATATGCGATCGTTCATGATCGTCGGTGTTTACCAAATTGATCCCGCTTACGGCGCTGATGTTAGAAAGAGCTTCGAGCCATGCTTGGTTTTCTTCTTCGGATGAAAGGGGCTTGAGGCCAGCAAGCCGATGGCTGCAAGTGATCTCTTTCATGCACGAACGAGGCCAAGCAGACTGAGCTTCCATCATTCTATCGGGGACTCGACAACTTCTAGAATTTACATGGTCCCTAGTCAGAGGCCCAGCATGTCCATCAACAACTAACTCGGAATTATATGCTGACTGATAAAGGGCTACAGCATCGTCTATATTTCTCTTCTGGGAAAACTCTATCAGCGGAGTATCGGGAAACATAGTTTTTGGATTGCAAGGCTCGAAATAACCAGCCAGCCATAGCGATCTGGATAGTTCAACATCACCAATAGGGCCTTCCGGTACTATGCTCATGATACCCCCTGGGCTGCTAGAAAAGCACTTTCTGTGTAAATCGTTTTACTGCTAACTGTAAATAGTCCTCGTTTAACTCGATGCCGATAAACTTGCAGCCGTTTTTCCGGGCTACTGCTCCCGTGGTGCCGCTACCTAGAAACGGATCTAGAACCGTGCCGCCTTCAGGGCATCCAGCCATGATGCAAGGCTCGATTAGCTTGGGTGGAAAGGTGGCAAAGTGTGCGCCGGGGTAGGGTGCCGTGGCGATTGTCCAGACGCTGCGGCGGTTGCGTCCGTTTGGGTGGCTCCGTCCGCCATCTTTTTTATTAGCCCCAGCGTAGTTTTTTACTCCGCCTGATTTCCAAGCCGCGCCGCTGGCTGTTTTTGTGTCATATTCCCGACTACTCATCTCACTACCAGTTTTTTCCCTTATTGCGTCTTCATCGTAGTAATACCTGGCCGCCTTAGTCATCAGAAAAATGTATTCATGCGCTTTTGTGCAGCGGTCGGTAACGCTTTCCGGCATCGGGTTTGGCTTGTGCCAGATAATATCCTGCCGCAGCCACCAGCCGTCTGCCTGTAGGGCAAAGGCCACGCGCCACGGGATTCCGCAGAGGTCTTTAGGCTTTAGGCCGGGGGGTACTGGCCGCTGCCTAGTTTCTTTGCCTGTCCATCCTTTTTGCTGACCATCGTACAAACCTCCGCCCGTGTTTTTATCATCTCTGCCGATTTTCCCGCCGGTATAGCTGTCCCCGTAATTCAACCAAAGCGTGCCGTCCTCGCGCAGTACTCGCCGCACCTCCCGAAACACCTCCACCATATTTGCCACGTGATCGGCCGGCGTCTCTTCCAATCCTAACTGACCGTCAGCCCCATAATCCCGCAGGCCCCAGTATGGCGGGCTGGTCACGACACAATGCACGCTCTCGGCTGGTAGCTCTTTGAGTACCTGCAAGCAGTCGCCGTGGTATAGCTCGATGCCCTGGTTATCGTAGCATGGTTTCATGCTGCACCCTGAGCTAAGCCCTTGGCTACTTCCGTAAACAGCGCCGAGTATTGCTGTTTGGTCTTTAGCTTGCCGTTGGTAATCAACTCAGAAAGCTCATTCGCAAACTTACCGAGAACCTTAGAAGCCCATTCATCCCTTCTGCCTTCAGGGATTGCAGCCTGATTCAAATTCGAAATGACTGGTGCAATCTTGGCCATGTCTGGTTCATCTCCGAAAGCTCCAGAAGCAACCATGCCTGCCACGGTAACGAACGTCGCGGCAATCTTGGCTACTTCCAGGTGATCTTCGTCTCCTTCAATATCTCGATACCAAGCAAGAACCTTCTTGTCCATTCCGAATGAAGGCGTTTTCGGTGGGGAAGGCGGCGCTGGCCTTGGCGGCTCTCCAGTGCCGGTCACCATCACCTTGACTCTGCTGGTCTCTGCCTTCTTGCCGGCGGCAACGAACAGTATGAAATCAAGCTGGCCGGCCGTCTCGGGCCAAACTGCCATTACCTTGCCATCGCTGAAAAGACGATATCTTTCCTCTCCGATGTTGCAGGCTTCCCAGAGCATTACTTCTCCGATGCTTCCGGTGGCGTCGAGTATCAAAGGTTCTCCAAGCTTCACGGAATCCGGAGCCTCGACTTTAGCAACTACAGTCTCCTGAGCCAGAGCAAGCATCAATACAATTGCTGTCATTTTAATCATCCTATTTTCTAATCATTGTGAGCAAGCCAGGCCGTATCAGCGACCTTAACGGATCCAACTGACTCAAGGACAATGTACTCGTCTCCTGGATGTTCCATAGCGAGCTTAGCAGCTCTGTCCTTTGCGTCTTGAAAGGTTCCGAACCAGATAGGCTCTTGATTCGAATTAACGACGACCCAAATTTTTTTGACCCTCATATGAGACTTAATCCTTCCTTGTTCTCGTCGGCTTCATTAACAAGGTCGTCCACCATCTCGGGCATCTCATCGATACCCGAAATCAACTGCTGCGTAGCAAATTCAGCAGCTTCGTCGGAATCTTCCTTCGAAAGTCCGAGCTTCTTGCGTTTCGATCGAGCAGCCCGCTTAGCTCGGATGCCCAGAATGGTCTTCTGCCACCAGTTCAGCTCCTTGGCGCACTTAACAACTTCTTCCTTGGACTGGTTTCCAAGCTTGCCTACCAGCCACTCCATCAGTACTGGAAGGATAACGGCAATCAATGGCCCAAACGCACCAATAGCCAACGGCTTATCCACCGCGGCCTCATCGCAACGCTTAGTCCACTGTTCTTGAACTGCAAGTACATTTCGATCGTTCATTTCTTCTCCAATGCTTCTTTAAGTGACATGTTCTTGAGCCGAGAACGCAAAGTGCTCTCATTGATCTTGTGCTCTTTGGACCAAGCTGAAACCGACTTCTTCTTACCCTTATACGAAAGGTATCCACACTCTCCACAGCTCTGAGTGTGGCCTGACCGAAGACTTCCGAGCCGGACGATCCTCGTATTACCGCAAGAGCAGCGGCAATGAACCATTCGCTTCTCTCCCGAGCGGGAAGCCTCTCGAATAACCGTAAACACCCCGAACTGCTGGCCGGGAGTAATCTCTACTCGTCTCATCTCTGCCCTCTAATGGAATTCACCTGACGAACCAACCAGTCCTCTTCTTTCCCTAAGACCAAAGCCAAGGCCATCAGCATTGATTCAATTCCATCGATCATAAAGCACCAAAAAGAAATCAGGGATGACGCCACAGGAAGAACGACATTATAGACACGTCGCCACGACGTGTCTATGTTTTCAATAAAAAAAGAGCAGCCGCCCGGCAAGAAACGACTGCTACGCCGAGAAGTCCGAACCGTCATCTTTTCTGGCGATTTCTGACGGTCCCGAAGATTGCCGCCACCTGCAACAGTAAACATCAATCAGGCAGTCATAGCCAACCGTCATTCTTTTTTCTGACGGTTTCCTGATGGTCAAACCAGACGCAATTCGCATCTGGTGAACCTGAAGGAGTGCAGACAATGTCAACGGCCATCACCGTACCGAAGCAGTCGCGACTTCGAAACACTCGCGACACCGCCGCCGAATTCTTCGGCAAATCAGAGCGATGGCTCTGGGAACATTCGCAGCCGCGGGGGCCGATTCCCTGTATGAGAATCGGAAAATCTGTGCTGTATGACTGGCAGCTACTCGAACAGTGGCAAACTAAGGAGTTGAATGCCAACGAAAGCGAGGTGTCACATGACGCCTGAGTAACGCCGCAAGTGCGAACCCGGGAAGCTCTACACTTCCCGGGTCTCGCTTTTCTTCAATCATCCGCAGGAACGGACGACCATATTATGCATCAATATTATGCATCAATGTTGAAGAAAATACAACCACACCAAAGATACTAAGCGGAGAATGCACGAAAAGAACGGTTTCGCCGGGATGGAATTCGTGCAAGAGAAGAGGTGATCTCGCACCGGGAAACCTAGAGCAGAATTTTTTCGCAGCACGAAAGATTTTTTTCGTGGCACGATTGTTGGCAATATTTCGTGCAAGCTCGATCTGATGATCTGCAAAATAACTAACTTAACCGAAAACTAAAGCACATCTCCTAAAGGAGTGGTGTCTGAAAATTCGTCAGTCAGACAGCACAGACAGCCGCAAGGAAGCTATGAATTGCAGGCTATCGCAATCCATTGACTGTCTGAAAACAAGCAGTCAGTTTCAGACAGCTCATTTCAGACAGCTACTCGTATGTCGGCTGTGAAAACAACAAAGACCAAAGCATATATGATGCCCAGCTTTACACTTGTTTGTACATCATTAAAGCTGAAATAGGATGGCATCCACATCCAGAGCACTCAGGAATGCAAGGCCGGTATAGGTTAGGGATGGACACCGGGGCGTGACTGAAAATTTGATGTGGGGTGGGAGGGATGTACGTACTGGAGTCCCACTCGACGGGGGTGGGGGTCTGGTTGGAATTCCGGAAACCTCGTGCTAGACGTCGGCATTTGGCAGTTGCGGACAGGAGCTCCGAGTGATGACTGGCAGCCCGTCACTGACCACCAGACACTCCAGTGGCCCATAGGTCACCCATTGCATCAACTACAACAGACGCTGATGCGGACCCGGCAACTGCATCAGCAGGTTTTCGGACGTTTTTTTATTTTTTTTATTTTTATCACCTTTTCATCAAATGTAATTGACAATTGCGACGTATAAGGTATAATGGGACGCCAACACTAGAGCGTTATTATCAGCCAGCTAGTCGGCTACTGTGGCTAGCACGGTTGCACGCCGTGTACGTGCAGGAGAGAGTCAAAATGCAAATTATCAACAAGACAACGTGGGAGACAATCAATCTATGCCACACATCTTACGCAAGCGACGTCCTGCGCGACCTAACCGCGCAGGACGATGGAATCACTTACGACGCAGACCGTGGTATCTATTTGGCGGACAGCGGCACAATTGAGTGGTGGCAAGCATGGATTGCCGGAGATGAGGAAGTGCAATCCATGCTTGCCGAAATCCCGATCGACCAGCAGCATACAGTACTCGATGCATGCGATTGCGTGGAAATGGGAGATCAGCCAAAAGTCGCTAAAGCTGCTTTGATACAATGGGCAAGCGAGCGAGGCAAAATATGGGTAACGTACAGTGACGGATCCCTGGGACTTGTTAGCGACTGGTCGGTTAGCTTGGACCCAAGCTAACGTCGGCCAGCGATTGTGCAGTTGCGGACAGCATCTCGGCGTCCGAACAAAGCAAATCATCAATGGTCACCGTACCCTCAGTGGCCATTGATGACAGCGCACTCTCGTGGTGACAAACCCACCTAACCAGATTTAGGTCGTAGTCAACAAACACGGATACACACACTCCCTTGCTAAACTCTTGCACAAGCGAAGCAACCGCAATCGCTCTACGAGTTGCGACTGACCTAAATGCATTCTCGGCCATAAGTATTTCCCGCAAAATGACCAAATATTTAATTTTGTTGCGCAATTGGCACGCAAAGAATGCAACGCGTTGCATTTTTGGCACACTAGGCAAGTTGTATAGTCTTAGGTAAGAGTTGCACGGCTTTGAGACGGTCAATGCAATGGATTCCTGGCGTTCATCCGGCAACTTCTTCGAGCACTGACCGGACCGTTGCAATTAATTTACGCTCGCGGCGTACCAATTCTTTCTCGCCTTCATCCTTCGCCGTGGCTTTCGCGGCGATATCGCAGTACTTGCTATAAGCCCGTATTGATGTTTCGAGCCAGCCGAGGGTTGCGTAAGAAGGGGCTGGCGTGTTTGCGGCCGAGAGATCGACGGTGGCGCACTCTTCATCGCCCGTTACTATCAATAGTCGATTGGCTTGTACCCAAGCTATTTCCTTGGAGAGGTTTGCATTAGCTGGTAGGGCCGGCCAACCCTCGGGGATTTCGCCCAAACCGGTGATTCCCCTAGGGGTTTCTGGCGTCTCATCCTCTTCTAACGCCGCATCGACGTCCTGGAACGTTTCAGACACTGGCTCTGGTATTTCTATCGGCGGCATCTCTACCTTTGGTAGTTCGGGTGGAGGAAACGCCAGCAGACATCGACGCCATGCCTCATCCACAGAATCTTGCCGGTCCATACCAGCTTTCCGGCACTCACGGCGGACTTCGTCACGGTAATTCTCGGTCTCTTTCTTCTGACCGGCCTCATACCAACGCCTGGAAGCCTGAGATTTAGACTCTCGCGTGCGTAGTAGATCCGAGAGCGGGATATCGCCTAGGTCGACGGCCACCGGGTCCGATGGCACGTTCCCACGTTCCCTCTCAACGGATTCAGCCCGAGATTCAGGTCGAGCCTCAGCCCGAGCCTCAGCCCGAGATTCAGAGCCATCGCTGTCCGTCGAACCGCCTTCAATGCCTCTATCGGTTCTAGGCTGCCTGGAGTTACTTCTAGAGTCTTTAGGGTTATCGGGGGAAATGGTTGCCGAGGAAACGACGCAAGCACCTTCGCCGCCTACGCCTGAGGGGTGTCCGACCAGTTCAGCGCGATCGTCAGAAGTATCCCCGCTACCAGACACACCAACCTCAGAGCCGACCACTCCATTAGAAACGCCCCTGCCGTGTTTGACTGTCTTTTTTTTAGACATTGACTCACCCCGAAAACGAACCCGTCAGCGGATCATAGCCACCACCTGAAACAACTGGCAACCCCGATTCCGGAATTCGGCGCTCTGGCGCCACACCAACGGACCCAGAAACCGACGCCTCAGCCGATGAATCATCCCCCAACAAAGGCAATCCAAGCTTCGCTCTACGGCCATTTACCCAGCCGATTATTGATTCCAAATCACTCGAATCGAAATGGCCGGCATGAGCATACTGAACCACCGTAGATTTCGTCAGACCGACCCAACTAGCTATCGTCGAATAGGTTACGCAAACCAAACGCTTCTCCGCACCAACCGGTTTTCGGAACTTTTTAGGATTTTCTGACATTTTTAACATTTTCCCTCAAATGCAATTGACAATTGCGCCGTAAAGATAATATTATGACTTAACACTTACCACGTAACGATAATACTAAACAGACGCTGAGACGTCAATGGTTAACTGGTCAGCCGCAAGAGATCAGATCCGGACAACGCGACCGGAAACTATCGCGGGAGACGACAATGTACGCATTACAACAAACTAAAGTTGTCAGGGTTTCCGGTGACCGCAAAACCGGACCTGTTGCTGCCACCTATCGCCCAACCGGCTTGACTTGCCCACCGTGTGATCTTGCCGGAAACGGCTGCTACGCCGAACGGGGCCACGTCGCAATCCATTCAAAACGATCAGCCGACGAAACCGGCGATCTGGACAATGCTGCCGGAATGGATTTGGTCAGGCATATGGTTTCGGGCGACTGGTTCCGCCAGTGGGGATCTTTTCAACGCCTAGACCGCGACTACGTTCAGCGGG